GTGTGTAAGCGAGAGAAAAGAGAGAGTGAATCGCCTCTATCGCCGGCGGGGCGACCGGCAAGGTGCCGGTGCCGGATACTTGGCGGGATTCGGCGGAAATATCCGCTCGAATTCCGCCAAGGGACGCCAATTAAGAAAACATGGAGATGAAGAATATGATCGCACGATATGTGTTTCGCGGGGAAATGATCGATTACACGCCGGCTGCCGATGTCGCGGCCGGGAGCGTGGTGGTGATTGGGAATATTATCGGCATTACCAAGCTCGATATCAAGGCCGGCACGCTCGGTTCGCTGGCTCTCGTCGGAGTTTATGAAATCGTTAAAGCCACCGGGGACGGGACTGCCGTCACCAAGGGTCAGAAAATCTACTGGGATGCGACCAATCAGAAAGCCACCCCGGTGGCGACCGGGAATGTGTATCTCGGTGATGCGATTGCCGCCGCCGAGGCTGCCGGTACGAAAGTTATGGTTCGGCTGGGCGGGTTGTCTCTGCCGGATGCGGATACTGCCATCGCCAGTCTGATCGACAACTCCGGCGGTATTGCGGCTGCAACCATCGCCGCCGTAACCGATGTGGCGACTGCCGCCAACGCCATCGCAGGCAACACGGCAAAAATCAACGCGATTCTCGCCGCGCTCCGAGCTTATGGCGTGATCGCCGCGAACTGATGGCCAACCTGATCAAAAATGCCATGGCCTGGCTGGAGGCGCAACGACGGGAGCATCTCACCATTCCTATACTATATAGGCGCGGAGATGCTTCCGTCTCGATCACCGCCACAGTCGGCAAGACGGTGTTCAAAGTCGTCGACGACTACGGACGGTATCAGCACATCGAAAGCCGCGATTACCTGATTCACGCCGCCGATCTGATTCTGAACGGGCAAACCGTCCTGCCTCAATCCGGGGACGAAATCGAAGAAAACGGCTTCGTTTACGAGGTCATGGCCCCGAACGGCGAACCGGAGTGGAGATACTCCGACAGTTACCGCCAGTGTCTTAGAATACACACCAAACTTACAGGAAAAACAGAGTAATGAATGCAATCAGCAAAGTCCCTTTTTACGGCAGCAAGATTCCGGTGATCGAAAAAGACGGAATCCAATATGTGTCCATGAAACCGATTGCCGAAGCCCTCGGATTGGCGTGGAAAAATCAATATGAGATCATCCGACGCGACCCAGTTTTGAGTTCAACCATCCTCGTGACAGGGATGGTTGCCGAAGACGACAAGACGCGTGAAATGGTTTGCCTGCCATTGAGCTATCTGAACGGTTGGTTGTTCAAGATTCCGGCGAGCCGTTATACCGGTTGCCGCAGGGATGCAATTCTAAAATATCAGCGGGAATGCTACCAGGCGCTCTACCGACATTTCCATAAGGACCAACCGTGTTCCAACAATATGAAGAAAATCATCGAAGCGATCACCGCCGAAGCGGCTCGGAAAGAGAACACCATTTCGGCGCTGAAAACCCAGGTGATACGCCTGCTGGAACTGCTCGGCGTGGCCACTTCCGAACCGTTCGTCGAGGGACACTGTCGCTGTACCTGCAAGGGCGCACGTCCGGCTTCTCGAGCGGAGTTCTTTCAGATTCTCCGGGAACTGCTGCCGAACGAAGACCCGATCAAATAATTATGGAGGAACACTATGCCGAATGGAAGCGATAATCCCGATTTGCGGGATGTTTGGAATGCCGTAAATGCGGCCCGAATGGATATTTCGGAGATGAAAGGAATGCTCAATGTTCATTTTTCCGACCTCAATATTCACCATCATCCACCGTGCCATGCCGCTGAAGATATGAGAAAAACCATGTTATCGGCTGCGGGGGCCGCGTTGCTGGCGTTATTGGCGGCAGTGGGGTCAATCGTCACGGCGTTGTTGAGGTAAAAATGGCGGTTGTAATCGAAATAGCCAATGCGGTGGTGGCCGAACTGAACCGGAATGAGGCGTTCTCCGGGAAGTTCACAGCGGAGATGAATCTGCTGCCGGAATTCGAGCTCAAAGACATGAAAGTGTTGCGGGTAACCGTAGTGCCGAAGTCGCTGAAAGTTGCCGCGCAGAGCCGCGATGCGTCGGGAAAAGAGATCGAGATTGACATCGGCGTGCAGCAGCGAACCGTGGAGCCGGATCGGCTGGCTGAACTGTTGCAACTGGTCGAAGACATCATGGCGGTGTTCGACCGGAAACGCCTGGCGGACTATCAATCGGCGCTGTGCGTCAAGGTTGCCAACGACCCGATTTACGACCCAGAACATCTGCGGCAGATGCGGCAGTTTACCAGCGTGATTACGCTGACGTTCAAGGTGTTGTGATGGGAACGAAGTGCAAACCGAAGTTCAACGGCGAAAAGGTCAAACGTCGGGTGGCGAGCGGTTCGTTCAAAAGCCTGAACCATGCGGCGGCGGCCATCCGGCTGACGGCGAGGCGCAGTATCAGACGCAGCAAGAAAGAGTCGGCGTCGGGAACGCCACCAAATACCCGGCGCGGATTGATGAAACGAGCCATCGTCTACAATCTCGACAAACTGAAAATGGTCGCGGTGATCGGTCCGGCCTATTCGATTGCGGGAAAGTCCGGCAAGGCGCATGAGTTCGGCGGGATGTACTTCGGGCGCAAGTACCCGAAACGTCCCTTCATGGCTCCGGCGCTTGAGGTGAACCATAGCAGATTGCCCGAGATGTGGAAAAACTCGGTGAAGTAAAAACTAATCCGCACCGGCACGTTGCCGGTCTGGGTCCAGCGCAGAACGCGCTGGTCGGCGAAGCCGAAACTCTGGAGGACATATGAGTTATAAACTGGGGCTGGAAGCAAAGCTGTTTCACGGCGCTGCCGGGGCGACGGCGGCGACCGAGATGAAGAATGTCAAAGACGTTACGCTTAATCTTGAAAGCGGTGAAGCGGATATAACCACGCGGGCGAGCGGCGGTTGGAAGGTCACGGCGGCGGCGCTGAAAGAGGCGTCGGTCGAGTGGACAATGGTCTGGGACACGGCGGATGCCGGATTCACTGCGGTCAAAACGGCATACTTCGGAAACACGGCGTTGGCGCTGTTCGTGAGCGATGGAGCCGGTTCCGGGCTGGACGCTGATTTCGCGATTATGGGGTTCAGCCGTGAGGAACCGCTGGAGGAAGCGATCACGGTCAAAGTCACGGCAAAACCGACTTATTTGACTCGTGCCCCGGCGTGGAAAGACGGAGGCAACTGATTATGAAAACCTTTCAGGATAACGCCGGACGGCAGTGGACGGTGACACTGAACGTGGCGGCATTGAAACGAGTGCGCGCCATGACCAGTGTCGATCTCTTCAACGTGGTGACGTTGGACGAGAGTAAAAAGCCGGATATTTCGCTCTTGGAACGGCTGTCGGAAGATCCGATTCTGCTGGTCGATGTGCTCTATGCCGTGTGTAAATCCGAAGCAGATACACAGCATGTGAGTGACGAACAGTTCGGGGCAGCAATGGCGGGTGATGCCATCGAGCATGCCACCAATGCGTTGCTGGAGGAACTGGTTGATTTTTTCCCCGATCCGAAGCGGAAAGTGCTGCGGAAGATTCTCGCCGCGAACCGCCGCTTCGGGGAAACGATGAAGAAAAAAGTCGAGGCGGAACTGGTGGGGCTGGACGCGAAGATCGATCAGGCGCTCGAACAATTGAGCGGTTGATCTACGAACTGGCCGGGGTGTTGGGCATCAATCCCGATCCGTTTACGCTACGGGAATTATTGTGGATGGCCGAGGGTAAAGGCCGCGAAAACTGGAACCACACAGCGGCGTTGCTGGCAACCATGATCAACATCATGAGATCAAAGGGCCGCCCGGCAATCAAACCGTCCGAACTGAATCCGTATCTGCGCAAGCCGCGCCCGATTCTGCGCGGTAAAGACTTACGCATTTTGAAAGACATCTTCGTCAAAGAGGAAAACCATGGCATCGTCAAGTGACACCAAGGCCGGACAGGCCTACATCGAAATCACCACGGAAAACGTCAAGCTGGTGCGTGGGCTGAAAGAAGCCCAGCGCAGTCTGAAGGAATTTTCCGAAAGCGTGACCGCGATGGGCGAAAAAACGCTGCTGCTCGGTACTGCGATGCTGTCACCGTTGATCTTGTCGGCCAAGGTCTTCAGTGACTGGGGCGACAGCTTCGACAAGATGTCCGCGCGAACCGGAATGACGGTGGAGTCGTTGAGCGAATTGTCGTTTGCGGCGCAGCAGTCGGGTACGGATTTGGAAACCGTCGAACGCGGCGTCAAAACCATGCAAAAAAACATCGGCGAAGCGGCCGGAGGCAGTAAATCGGCGACGGAAACGCTGGATAAACTCGGTTTGACGATCGAAGAATTGCAGGGTTTGACGCCGGACGAACAGTTCAATAAAATCGCCGGGGCGTTAAACCAGATTTCCGATCCGACCACCCGAGCGGCCACGGCGATGAAGATTTTCGGCAAGTCCGGCGCGATGCTGTTGCCGATGATCCGCGATCTGGACGATCTGCGGGCCGAGGCGGCTTCGCTGGGGCTGGTGATGTCGAGCGAAGACGCCAAGGCGGCGGCGGAATTCAACGATGCTATCGGACGACTGACGCAGGGACTAAAAATGATGTCGTTCCAGACCGGTTCGGCATTGGCTCCGGTGCTGATGAAGCTGGCGGCTTACCTCCAGAACCTTATCACGTTTACAATCAACTGGATCAAACAAAATCAGTCGTCGGTAATCACTTATGCCGCCGTGGCCGCTGGTGTGATCGGTCTGGGATTGGCACTGATCACGCTGGGCGGAGCATTGCGGTTGGCATCGATTGCGTTCGGGGCGATGGCGACCGTGGTCAAGGCGGCGATCACCACCTTCCAACTGCTGGCTAATGCCGTGATTTTTCTGGCTTCGCCGTGGGGACTGGTGACGGCGGCGATCATCGGCGCGATTGCGGCCATCGGGCATTTCGCCTATACCATCGACAACACCAAGTCGGTTTTCAGTGAGATCAAAGATACCGCATTGACCAGTTTTGACGCGATCAAAACCGCGTTGGCCGCTGGCGATTGGGCCGCCGCCGTCAAAGTGATGTGGCTGGGCATCAAACTCGCCTGGAAGCAAGGTATCGCGCCGTTGGAAACGTTGTGGGCGGGATTCAAGAATGTAATTGCCGACACGTGGTCCAGCCTCTGGTGGGGCATGGTCGATGTGTTTGACACGGTGCTTTACGGCATTCAATACGGCTGGAGCGCCACGATGAAATTGCTCTCCGATTCGTTCAACGATACCATCGGCTGGCTGATGAAAAAGTGGATTCAGCTCAAGGGATTATTCGATTCTGACATCGATGTTGACGCCGAAATTTCCCAGATCGACAAGGAAAATGCCGAACGGTCGAATCAGCGGCAAAAAGAGTTGGATGGGGTGACGCAACGGCACGAAGCAACCACCAAAGGCATCGACTCCGCGGACCGTCAGGAACAGGACGACAACGCGAAAAAAGCAGCTGATGAAATCGACCAGATCGCCAAGGAACTGGCAGAAACAAAAAAAGCCTGGCAGACGGCGGTCGATGAGGCGAAAGCTGCCACCCCGCCGGCGGCGAAAGAGGCGTCGAAAAAGCTGGAGACCGTGCCGGACACGATTGAGGACGTCACGCAGAAAGTTGGCGTTCAAGGAACGTTCTACGCCGATGCGTTGAATTCGCTTTCGGCCAGTTCCGCCGCGGAACGCACCGCGAAAGCCGCCGAAGAAATCAAGAAAAACACCAAGAAGACCAACGATCTGCTGGAAAACAGCGACGACACCGAATTCGAGTGAGGATCAATATGGATTACGATTCCAACAGTTCCGGTGCGATCTTCATGGCTTCCGCAATCTTTTTCAGAGTTGCGCCATGGGGTTTCGCTCCGGGCTTTTCCATCTGCGAAAGCGCCGCCTGGGTGATTCCAACTCGCGCGGCCAGGTCTTTCTGGGTGATTTTCAGGTATTCCCGCCACGCTTTGATGATGTTGTCAAACTTGATTTCAAGACCGATAACTTCATTGGGAAATACCGGTTCATTGGAAACCAGAGTCAAATATTGTTCGTACGGCAACACGGCGAAAGCGGGTTTCCCGTCTTTCTCAATGACCTGCCAATCCAGTTTTTCAGTAAGTACGTTCATCTCTTTTCTTGACCTCCTGGATTTCAACGATCTGAATCTTAGCGAAAAATCCGAAAATTACCCGGTAACGTCCCACGCGAAGCCGGTAGGCATCGTCAATTCCTTTAAGCTTTTTAATGTCGGCAACGACATGCGGCATGCCTTCAAGAGTACATACCGCTTCAAATATCTGCTGTTGTCGATCAACCGGCAACTCGCGCAATTGCTTTCGCGCTTTCGGTTTCCAAATGATGTTCATCAGCGATCCTTTTTCATTGTTGAATTATATATCGCATATAAGAAAATGTCAACGCATTAAGTAAAAGTATAAGTAAAACTAAGAATGGGCAATTCGTATGAGTACCAGAATCGAACCCGCATTTTTTGACCGCTCGCAGGCGGTCGACACCGATGGCACCAGTACCAGCGCTACTGTTCCTTACTTCGTTTTTGACGTTGCCGATGAGGACGAGGCGCTGACTTTCGCACAGGAAAACACTTCGACATATTTTTCCGGCATGCCGCGTACTTCCATTGATATCGACGAACGCATCAACGAAAACACGTTCAAAGTTACGGTCAAATACCAGAGCAGTTCCAGCAGTCTCGACGTCGATGACAACGAACCGGAACCGACGTTTTCTTTCGATACCGGCGGCGCGACCATGCACCTCACGCAGTCGCTGGAAACCGAGGGATCGTATCCCGATGACGCTCCCGATTACGGCGGGGCCA